GTTTTCGAGACGCCACTTTAGAAAGCGGTAAGCCGGTACCCAAACAGTACGCGCATATCATAAAAGCCTGTGATGCTATTGTGCGCGGGCTAGCTCAAGTGGGCATCATTGCCTTGGTTGATGAAGCGACCGGCTATCAAGAGGTGCGTGACCGGCATGCCTTGCAGGCCATCCTCGATCGGTATTTAGCAAAGGAACTTGCTGCTTGGGCTAAGCGGTTCCCGGATGAGTTTTATAAGGAAATGTTCAGATTGAAAGAGTGGTCCTGGAACCCCATGTCAGTTGCCAAGCCTGGCGTGGTCGGACGCTACACGGTCGATCTTGTTTATGACCGGCTCGCGCCCGAGCTGGTTACAGAACTGGAACGGCTGAATCCTAAGAATGAGCGTGGCAACCGCAAGTCACGCCATCATCAATGGTTGAGTGAAGATGTTGGCCATCCCGCCTTAGCCCAACATTTGCACGCTGTTATATCCTTGATGCGGATATCGACCACCTGGGAGCAGTTCAAGAAGTTCATGGATATTGCCCACCCGCGCAAGGGCAGCACCATGGAGTTGATGCTTGAGACTTGATTTGAACCCCACGGGTGCTCCATCCACTCATAGCCATATTCACTATGGGTTTCACCCGCCGGTGTGGAACCCATTCAACAACTTTTGTTGTTTGCATCCTGACCCCTGACCCCTGCCCACCGGCCACGGCTTAAAAAAGTGTCATTTTCCGCCATGGTTTGGCACACCCGCGCTCGTAACATGCGCGCATGGCTACCTCTACCGAAATGCTCGCGGCTGTCCAGGCCGCTTATACCGCCGCCCTGTCCGGGCGCGTGGTCGAGTTCAACGGCCAGCGGTTCGAGCCGCATGACATCGACAAGCTCAGGGGCGAGCTGTCGCACTGGGAAACCCGCGTCAAACAAGAGCAGCAGACCGCCGCCGGTCTGAATTCCTCAGCCCGCTATGCCCTCGCGTCGTTCAATGACTGACGCCAGCGCCAACCTGCTCGATCGCGCCATTGCCCAACTCTCGCCAGGGTGGGCGCTGAAACGCGCGACGGCCCGCCGCATTCTCGCCTATTACGAAGCCGCAAAACCGGACACCTTGCGCAAGCAACGCCGGGAGCCCGGCTCCGGGGACACCGCCGTCTATCGCGCCGGGTCCATGTTGCGCGAGCAGGCCCGCCACCTCGAACAGAATCACGACCTGGCCAGGGGCGCGCTGGCGACCCTCATCGCCAACATCGTCGGCCCCAACGGCATCGGCATCGAACCGCAACCGCGCGGCGTGGGCGGGGAGATCGATGACGACCTGAGTCGGCAAATCCTCAGCCTCTGGCGCGACTGGCAGCAGAAGCCCGAGGTCACCTGGTGCATGGACTGGCCCGCGCTGCAACGGCTGGCCTGCCGGACCTGGCTGCGGGATGGCGAAGTCCTGACGCAAATCCTGGAAGGCACGGTCCCGCTTCTCGACCACGGCACGAAAGTACCGCTTAGCCTGGAGCTAATCGAAGCCGATCATCTCCCGTGGGATCTGCAATCGACCAATCCGACCATCACGGCTGGCGTTGAGCGTAATGCCTGGGGCCGTCCGGTCGCGTTCCACGTCTACAAACAACATCCCGGCGATATCGGTCTGACGACGGCCGGCTGGACGCTCGAAACCAAGCGCGTGCCCGCCGCCAATATGCTGCATCTGAAATTGTCCGATCGCGTGCGGCAAGCGCGTGGCGTGTCCGTGTTCGCGGCGGTATTGGCGCGGCTCGACGATATCAAGGATTACGAGGAAAGCGAACGCATCGCCGCCAAAGTCGCGGCGAGCATGGCGGCCGTCATCAAGAAGGGGACGCCCGACATGTACGAGCCGAACCCCGATGGGACGGCCCGCGATATGAAATTCCGGCCCGGCATGGTCTTTGATGACCTGCTGCCGGGTGAGTCCGTCGAAACGATCGATTCCAAACGCCCGAATCCGCAGCTTGAACCGTTCCGTAATGGCCAGCTTCGCGCGGTCGCGTCCGGTATCGGCTGCACCTATTCCAGCCTCTCGAAAAATTACGACGGCACCTACTCCGCCCAACGGCAAGAACTGGTGGAGGGCTGGGGCCTGTATGGCGTCCTGTCGAGTGAGTTTATCGGGCAATTCGTCCGCCCGGTCTATCAGCGCTTTATCAGGACAGCCATCGCCGCCGGTCTGCTGCGCGTACCCGCCGGTGTGGACCCGGATAGCCTCGATGATGCGCTGTTTCTGCCCCCACAAATGCCCTGGATTGACCCGCTCAAGGAGGCCTCCGGCTGGGAAAAGCTGGAAGCCAATGGTCATGCTTCGGGCCCGGAAATCATCCGGCGCCGGGGGCAGTCGCCAATGGATGTGCTGGAGCAAGAAGCCCGGTGGCGACGATTGGCGGAAGAGAAGGGCGTGAGCCTGAGCCTCGGGCAATCCGCGGCAGCGCCTGCGCCTGCCGATGCACCCGACAACACCAACGCGCTGCGCGCGCATAAGAGGACTGCATGAGTTGGTATCACATCCAAGCCGCTGCCGATACCGGCCCGGCTGAATTGTCCATCATGGGCGACATCGGCGAAAGCTGGTTTGGCGAGGAATCCATCACCGCTAGGTCCATCACTGCCGAACTCAAGCCGCTGAGCGGTCGGCCCCTAACCGTGCGCTTGAACAGCTACGGCGGGTCGGTGGCCGATGGCCTGGCCATCTATAACGCGCTCCGCCGGCATGCGCAATCCGCCCCGGTCACCACGACGGTGGAGGGCGTGGCCATGTCCATCGCCTCCCTGATCGCCATGGCCGGCGACCGGCGCGAAATGGCGGAAAACGCCTTGCTGATGGTGCATGCCCCGTGGGGGCAGACCTCGGGCAATGCCAAGAACATGCGGGACATGGCGGCCGTGCTCGACAAATACGCCGAAGCGATGACCTCGGCCTATACGCGCTCCGCCCTGACGTTCGAAGAAGTCAAGGCGCTGCTGACGGATGGCGAAGACCATTTCTATTCCGCCGCTGAAGCCGAGGCCCATGGCTTCATTACCCACATTACCGGCGAGAGCACCGCGCCCGTGGCGGCCCGCTATCGCCAGAATCGTTTTACCCAGGCCGCCGCGCCTGCCAATCCCCAACAGGAGTCACCCATGACCACCGAAAAGAAACCAGACGCGGCCGGAACCCCCACGGCTGACCCGATCAACGTAAGCCAGATCGCTGAAGCCGCCGCCAAGAAGGAGCGCGAGCGCATTGCTGCCAGGGCAATCGAGATTCGCGCGGCGTTCAAGCCGTTCCTGGATCGCCCCGAGATCGCCGCCCTTCAGGATACCTGCCTGGATGATGTCGGTCTCGAGGTCGATGCGGTACGCGCGCAACTGCTCAAAAAGCTGGGCGAACCCGGCGAACCGATTTCCGGCAATCCGCGCATCGAGGCCGGCCCGGATGCCGCCGACAAGCGGCGCGCCGCCGCTTCGTCCGCGCTGATGGCCCGCGCTGGCGTACTTTCGGCGGATGAATCCGCCAAGGTCCGGCAGGGCAACCCCTATGCCTACTCCAAGCTGTTTGACCTGGCAACCGAATGCGCTGGCCGCTTGGGTATGGCGACCGCCGGTAAAGACCCGCATGCAATCGTCAAGGCGGCGATCACGCAAAGCACCTCAGACTTCCCGGTGATCCTCGAAGACACCATGCACAAGACCCTGCTGGCCGCCTACAACGCGGCAGCGGATACCTGGAGCCAGTTTTGCAGCGTGGGCAGCGTGTCGGATTTCCGGGACTGGAAGCGCATCTATACCGGCTCCATCGCTAGCCTGGATACCGTGGGTGAACTGGCGGAATTCACGAACAAAGCCATCCCGGACGGTAAGGCCGAATCGATCTCGGTGACGACCAAGGGCAACATCGTGACCCTGAGCCGCCAGGCCGTTATCAATGACGACCTCGGCTATTTCCTCCGCGTCACCCAAATGCTGGGCCGCGCCGCCGCCCGCTCCATCGAGCGGGATGCCTACGCGCTCCTGGCCGCCAATCCGACTATGGACGACGGGTACGCGCTGTTCTCCACGAATCACGCCAACTATGACAGCACCGGCAACGCTATCGGTATCGCCTCCCTGCTGGACGCCCGCATCGCCATGAAGTCGCAAATGGACCTGAGCGGTAACGACTACATCGGCGACATTGAGCCGGCGCTGTTGCTGTGCCCGATCGCCAAGGGGCAACTGGCTCGTGAAACCGTGTTGAGCGTGTTTGATCCGGAAACCAGCAACAAGCTGCAACGCCGGAACGACGCCTACAACATAGTATCGACCATCATCGACACACCGCGCCTGTCCGGTAACGGCTGGTATGTGTTCGCCGATCCGCAGCAGCATCCAGTGGTTGAGGTCGCCTTCCTGAACGGCAACCGCACCCCGTACCTGGAAACCGAAACCGGCTTTGCGGTCGATGGCATCCGCTACAAAGTGCGGCTGGATTACGGCGTAGGCGCGGTCGGCTACCAGGGCGCATACCACAACGTCGGCGCCTGATTTTCACCCCAGACATTTGAGGATTTTTACATGAGCACGAATTACAAGATGGAAGGGGACGTGGTCACCTGGACCAACTCGACCGGCTCAGCCGTCGTTTCTGGCGCACTCGTTCAGGTGGGCCTGCGGCAAATGGGCGTGGCGCTCGTCGATATCGCCAACGGGGCGACCGGCTCGGTAGCGCTTGAAGGGGTTTTCAGCCTGCCCAAAGCCGCCGGCGCGCTGTCCGAGGGCAAGCCAGTTTTTTGGGACGGGACCCAGATCATCGGCGCGCATGTGCCGACGATTGGCACCTACTTCGTGGGCTTCGCCGCCAACGCCGCCGGCTCCTCGGCTACCAGCGTGGACGTGGCCCTGGAAGAGTTTGTCAACGAAGGACCGCGCCAACTGACCCTCGCGGCCACCGGCACGCAGACCCTCACAGCAGGCGACTTCCTGAGCGGCAACCTGACCCTGCTCGGCACTGCCACGGCCGCGCATACCGTCAACCTGCCCGCGCTGGCCACGGTTCCGCATGGCGCGGGGCTGCGCTTGAAGAAAATCTCCGGCGGCGCGTATGCCATCACCCTGGACGGCGCGAGCTCCGAAACCATCGGCGGCGGTGCGACCTATGCCAGCGTGGATGCAGACAACGACCTGGCGATTTTCCAGAAAAACGCATCGACCTGGCAGTTGATTGACACCGCCCTGGCCTGATGACCTGGACCGCCGCCTTGACCGCCGCGCAAACCGCGATTGACGCCACCTATGGCGATCCGATCACCGTCGGCTCCACCGTAGGGCGCGGCGTCATCACGCCGGAGAATGGCGCAATGCTGGGCGGCGGTATCGAGATCCGCAACGGCGCGCGGCTGGCTGTGATAGCGGCTGACTTCCCGAGTCTCGCCATCAATGACAGCGTGACCCGGGGGAGCGACAGCTTTGTCCTGGTCGAGATCGATCCCGCCGTCGATGCAGCCGGGTATCGGCATGGACTGATGGCCCGCGCATGATTGACACGATCCTATCCGCCGTCATCACCCAACTGGGCACAGTCACCGGTCTGACCGGCGGCGTCGTGCTGGGCATGCCGGAGCGGCTGGAATCGCTTAGTGAGACGCCGGTGTGCTGGATTACCTCCGTGGAGGAATCCGGCGACGAAAACACCCGCGCCACGGGCCCCGTGGCCCAACGGCTCTGGGTGCGCATCGAGCTAACGCTGGGCGCCACCGGCGCCGATGCGCTGGGCGATGTGCTAGAGGCCAAAGCGGATGTCCGGGCCGCGCTGCTGGGTTTTGTGGCCGCGCCCAACTGTCTGCCGATGGAATCCCGCGGCGGCGCGCTGCTGTTTTCAGATCCCGGCTGGTCGTTGTGGCGGGAAACCTATTTGACTGATTACTACGAGATTGCCTCAGCATGAATATCGAACCTACTGCCGGCATCGGCGGCGCTTATGTAATTGACCCGAAAACTGGGGACCGCGTGCCAGCCGAGCAGGCCGCCGAACCGGAGCAGGCCGTAACGATTGATTTTGACGACGACGATGAGCCCATCGACCCGCTTGCTGCATGAGACCCTGATTCGCGTCGCGAAGGGCGCTATTGCAGCCTGGGAGAACTGGCTGAAAGCGCAGAAATGAATTTACCCCCACGGGCACCCGTCCCGCCGACCCGCATCGGCACGCGAGAAATGGCGACCCCGGCTAAACCCGGAGTTGCACCATGTCCACCCGACT